TAATAGTAGGTTCACTTATTTACATCTCAGGAGCATACTTTTTTTCTCCTGCTGTTGGACTTATTTTGGCTTTATTAGCTGGATTCTCTAAAGAAATTTACGATCAATTTTTTAGAACGAAGATAATTAATGGAGTTAGGGTAAAAACTAATAACGGCGAAGGTTTAGATTTCTTTGCTACTATCTTTTTACCCGTAATACTATTTTTAATCAGTACAATTTAATTATGAGATATTTAGAAAAAATTGCAGAATTTAATAATGGATCCTTATTCGTAATTGCTTTAGCGCCTAGCTTTGGCATCACTAAACTGTTCAACATTATTTTTGAAGGAGTAGATAATAAGGAATTAATAATGCCACTGGTCGTTGTGGCTTTTGGAATATTCGCTTTTTTTTTTTGTACTTAGTTGATTTTTTTTTAGGAATTTCAGCATCTCGAAAACAAGAAATAGAAATTACAAGCTCTAGGATTTGGGAAAGTTTCTGGAAATGTTTTGCCGTAGTTATACTTATGTTTTGCATGCTTATATTCTGTTTTTTGTTTATAGCACTTAACCTAGATTCATTCTACAAAATATTTCTTTACCTCATGGTAGTGTTCAGTATTATCTTTTGCCTTTACGAGTTTTCGAGCATCGGAAATAATTTAGAAACTATTTACGGAAAAAAACCAAAGCTGTTTACATTTTTTGAAATCATTTCTCGAACTGTAGAAAACGGAATTATAAATAAAATACAAAAACTATTTAACTGATGAAAACCATTAATGAAAGATTAGACTTACTAGAGAAAAAGCTCTTAACACCTGAAAATTTCACGGTTAGGGAATATCTAAACTACGGTGACTATTCGGTAGTAACCATAAAAGATAGGGAGTTAATTTTAGATGAGTTTGAAAAGCAAAGCACAGCGGAGCAACAACAAAATTTATCGATTCTTTGGGCTTTGCAGCCTTATAGGGCTGATTGTGGTTTTCCTATTTATATTACTTGCGGTAAACGTACCAAAAGGCACGAGTTAAGCAAAGGACGAAGCGGTGATAGCGTTCATTTATGGGGAGCTACAGACCTTACAACTTTAGAAGAAGGTCAAATGACTTATTTATCTAACCTTCTAAAAAATAAATGGATTGGTGGATATAAGCATTATGAAAGTAAAAGATTTATTCACGCAGATTTAGGAAGAAACAGAACATGGTAGATCCAAAAAAACAATCTTACAAAGATAAAAACGGAACATCTAAAGTGGGCGATGGATTCCGTTGGTTGATCAAACAAGGTAAAGAAGTTGCTCCAGAACTTTTACAGCTCGCAGGAAGTTTGACGGGCGTAACAGCTTTAGGAACTTTAGCCAACAAGATAAGTGACTCTCCTGATATTTCTCAAATAGATAAAGACATGCTTTTAGCCGAGCTGGAATTAGACATTAAGGAATACGAAATCCAGGTTGCTGACAGAAATTCAGCGAGAAATAGACAAGTTGAAATTGCTAAGTCAGGAAAAAAAGATTTGTTGTACAACGTGTCTGGATTTATTGGATTGGGAGTTTTTGCCTTTGTTGTTTATTCAATCGTGTTCTTAGATATTCCTGCATCAAACAAGGAAATATTTATACACTTAATAGGAATAGTTGAAGGCGTCGCATTATCAATTTTTGGTTTCTTTTTTGGAAGCTCAGACGTTGAGAAAAAACGTTAGCCTAAAAAAATAACTACTACAAACTAATCATAAAGCAATGCAAGCACACAAAGATTTCATAGTACATATACCAAAGCGTTACAAGGGAGGTGTTAAAACTAAAAGTGGTGTCGAAATAAAACTTGACAAAAACTTTTCAGGTAAGGATCTCGCTAATAATGTTTTTGAAGTCATCAATGTTCCTATGGATTATAAAGGAAAAATAAAGCCAGGCTTTAGAGTTTTGGTAGATCCTATTGTTGTGCATAACCAAACCTTCCAGAAACATGGCGAAGAGCAAAATCAAAACCTTGTTAATCGAGAAAAGAAACACTACAAAGTTGATCCTCGATTAATTATTTGCTACTCTATGGGAGAAGGAACTGAATTTAAAGCGTTTGGAGATAATCTTATTTGCGAAAAATATGAGCCAAAAGAGAAAGAGGAAAAAATAGAAAAGATAGGCTCCATATTTATTCCAGATATGAGTAGAAAAAATACCGATCAAACTCCTCTTCTTAGAGTGATGATATCGAATAAAGAGTCAAGAAGTCAAGGAATTAATGAAGGTGATTTAATTTATAATCAAGAATTTACCGCTATTGATATTACAATTCGTGATCAGAAATTTATGTGGATTAAGAATCATCATGCTTTAGGTAAGCTTTTAAAAGAAGCCGTATGAAAAACGATGCTGACGTAAAAGAATATCGAAAGGAAAAAACATTGAATTTGATTGAAAAATACAAATCATTAATTGACGATGTGTTTAAAATCTTTGATGAAAACAAGCAGGAATATATTAGCGAAGATGATAAAGAAGAAAGTGAACAAAAGAAGCTTGAGAAGATAAAAAAGAGAAGTGTTGCCTTGGATCAAGTTGATCTTTTTCTAACCAAAATAGAAAGCCTTGAGCACCATGTAAAGGAGTCTCAGGAATCTGAAAAAGACAATACTACTGAAGGAAAAAAAGAAGAAAAAGAAGGATATCTACACCCAACTAAAAAAAGAGCCAGAACTAAATGATACATTACTTAGGACATAAGGTAGAGCTAAAGATCACAGCCAAAGATAAAAAGATTTTAAATAAGCTTAAGTCTTGGAGTTATGGTTACAACAAAGAACACGATGTTGTAATTATTTCCAAAGATGGTACGCTTGGCGAAGTCTATGAAATCGAAGGCTTAAAGATTGGACTGCCTGAAATGCCTAATAAAAAGTATATAGTTAACCACGAAAAAATTGATTCTCAGCAAAAGTTTTATCGTGAAAAAAAACCTGCTGAATTAGAGTACAATAGCATAGATGCTATAACCTCAAAATTTACGGGAACAGCTCAAAAAAAACAAGATCAAATTGACTCCTATTTAGAGAAGTTATTTAAAAAGCATCAATCTTATATTGATGATCAATACAAAAATAGAGAGCAAGGCGTTTGGATATATCTCAAAGGATTACCTATTTATATGACCGGTACTTATTGGTTTGGTATTCAATGGGTGAGGGAGATAGCTGAGCACCCTAATTTTAGAGTTATTCAAAGTGAGCTTATGATATTCTGGGAAGCTTGCAAGGCTGACCGTAGATGTTTTGGAATGCAGTATGTGAAAAATAGACGTATGGGAGCTTCCCTTTTAGCGATATTTGAAATGCTAGAAGCAGCTACTTTGCATGAAGATAAATTGCTTGGAATGATCTCTAAAAAAGGAGATGATGCTAGTAAAATATTTAGACGATACATTACAGCTTTTAAAAGACTTCCTTCTTTCTTTAGGCCTGTATGGGATGGAACTAATACGCCTAAGAAAAAACTAAACCTTGAAGAGACTACAAAACGTAAATCTGTTGGAGCTTCAGTCTCAATGGGTAACGGACTTGGAACAATGGTTGAATGGCACAACACCGATATTAATGCAATGGACGGTGATGCTATTTTTAGATCACTTCTTGATGAATCTGGAAAATATCCAAAAGATGTTCCTTTTTCTAAATATTGGCCTATTGTAAAAACTTCACACAGAAAAGGAGTTATAATCACTGGTAAATCTATGGTTGTCTCTACTGTAAACTCACTTAAAAAAGGAGGTTCAGAATATAAAAAGATATGGGATCAAAGCGATTGCAGGGAGCGCGATCTTAACGGACAAACAAAATCAGGACTTTATCGAATATTTGTTCCTTCAAAATATTGCCTTGAGGGTATGTTTGATGAGTATGGATTTTCAATACTAGAAGACCCTAAAAAACCCATAAAAACAGATGAAGGAGTTTATGTAGAAACTGGCGCCATAAGCTTTTTAGCAAACTCAATTGAAGCGCTTAAAAATGATCCAGAAGATTTAAACGAATTTATGCGTCAAAATCCTGATACCGTACAGGATGCCTTTAGAAATGAAAGCGGTGACTGCGAGTTTAATGAAATCAAAATAGATGAACAGATTGAGCATAACAAATGGGAGCTTGAAGATACTTATAACAGCGAAAGCGGAACTTGGAAAGGTAATGCAGGCGTAGAGAGGGGTAATCTTTCTTGGGTGGACGGTATTCGGTTTGGAACAGTTAGATGGAATCCAGACCCAGAAAAAGGGCGTTTCTTTATCAAGCTAGGTTGCCATCCTCCAAAAGAGTTTAGGAATAAGTATGAGATGGTTCGTAAAAATGGAGGAATACTAGCTAATTCTCCATTGGCAGGACATATTGGAACGTTTGGAGTTGACCCTTATAACAGGAGTAAAAATGCAGACGGAAGAGGTTCTAACGGGGCGATCATACTTAAAACAAAAACCCATACGTGTGAGAGCTTACCGAATAATGCTCAAATTTTAGAATACATAGACAGACCTAAAAAAGTTGAACAGTTTTTTGAAGATGTAATTATGGCTTCTATTTATTATAGCATACCTTTTTTATCAGAACTATCAAACGAAAGATTTTTAGCTAATATAAAAGAATGGGGCTTTCGTCATTTTAGTATGAATAATCCGTTTAAAAAAGGATGGATTAATTTATCTTCTACTGAGCAGGAGTTTGGTGGAGCACCACAACAAGATACCAAAATTGGGGAAGCTCAGTTTTACGCTACAGAAGCTTACATAGAAGATCATGTGGGTGTTGCTAGAGATAATTCTTATCGATTAATGGGTGAAATGGGAGATATGCCATTTACACGAACTTTATATCAGTATAAAGAAGTTGATACGAGTAATAGAACTAAATTTGATGCATATATTGGAGCTAGTTTAGCTGACGTCGGGAACCAAAGAAGGACAATAAAAAAAGATGTTGAACAAAAACGAATGACTGTTCCTTTTACTGTGTATAACAATAGCGGTTCCGTTTCTAAAATAGCCATGTAATGAGTGATTTAAAATCTAAAAAAGTAATAGGAATACCAGATCCATTAGCTTCAGAAGGAGAAAAGAAAGATCCTGCTTATGGTTTAAAGTGGGCTATTGCTATGCAAGCCGAATGGTTTGGTGGTGGCATGATTAATAATCAATGCTTATTTACCCAAAGACACATAGAGATTGATGAACTAAGACTCTATGTTCGTGGTGAGCAAGATTTAGAAGAAGATAAAAACCACACAGCAAGACAGCCTGACGATTTAACTTTGCACAACCTAGACTTTACACCTATAAACTATGCTGAAAAATTTGTAAATAAGGTTGCTAACGGCATGGGTAGTGAGTTTTATAGAGTAGATGTTAGGTCAATAGATAGATTCTCTTCTCTTGAAAAAAAGAAAAAATACGATAGGCATAAAACTAACATGGCCGCCAACCCAATGCTTAAAAAGGCAGCAGCTCTTGGCCTTCCAGATTTATCAGAAAAAGGATTTGTTCCTCAAGACGTTGCCGAACTTGATCTTTACAGTCAAATTAAAGAAAGACCATTGCAAGAAATCTCAGAAGAGATACTTATTAATTTTGCGAAAAAAACAAACAGGTGGGAGCAAACTAAAAAGAAAACTGATAAGGATTCGGTTATTACTGGCCTTCAAGTTTCTAGAATCTATACAGATGAAAACAATGGAGTTGTTCCTGAGTACGTTGATCCAGGAACATTCATTCACAGTTTTTCTGAAATGGAAGATTTTAGTGATGCTTTCTATTTTGGCTATGTTGATACTATAACCATAAATGAGTTAAGAAGAGAAAGCGGATATAATGATGTTAAGTGCCGTAAAATAGCAAAACTTTACGCTGGCCAAAACAAATTTAATGAGACAACTTTTGACTTTTCTCATGCGCCTATGCAAACCATTTTAGATATTAAAATTCAGATATTAAGGTTTACATTCCAAAGCGATAAAAAAATTGTGTTCAAAAGATATTTTGATAAAAACAATAAAACTAAAAAAGTATCATTAAGAGACAACAATTATGTTGTTCCTGAAGGTTCCGAAAGTAGCCGTTTATCCAAAAGTTTTGACACTTGGTATGAGGGAAGCTATATAATTGGTAGCGATGAATTTGTTTATAATTATCAAGAAAGTGAAATTTTAGCAAAGGACGAAATGAACAAGGTTTTTCCTCCCTTTGTAGTCCAAGCTACTAGCATTTACAGAAACAGACTTAGGAGTTTTCTTAAAAACATAATTGCGTTATGTAAACAGCTTCAAAGAATTCACTTAAAAATACAGCATTTAGTGGCTGAGCTAAAACCAGACCTTATTGAAATTGACATGGATCAAGTGGCCGAGCTTATAAGTGACGCTAAAGGAAACCCAGAAGAAAATATTAAAAAAGCTCTTTCTTATCTAAACGTAAAAGGTATTGTTCTTAAAAAAAGGGTGAACATGGGCGAAGATGGCATGAAGGATGGAAATGCCGCCAGACCAATGCCAAATCAACAAGGTAGTGCTTTGGGTGTTCTATTAAATTCTTGGAGTTTCTACTACAAGCAGATTGAAGACATTACAGGATTAGATCCAGTTGGAGCACAATCTCTTGTTGGCACAAATCAAATGATTCAATTATCCAACAACACGGCCACTAAACATATTGTCGATGCTTCGGTAATGTTTGATAAGCGTGTATGCGAAACCATAAGCGCAAGAACCAAAGGGATTTTTAAATTCGAAAGACTTAAGCATTTAAGAAAAACACTTTCGGATGCCGTAGGACGTGAAAACATTGAAGCAATTAAAGGCTTAGAAAATAGAAGCCTTCATGAGTTTGGTTTTACACTCGAAATGGTACCAGCTAAAGAAGAATTGGACGAACTCAGAGAGGACTTAGGTATATCCTTAAAAGAAGGAAGTATAGATGTTTCTGATAAATCTGAGATATTGGCTATTGCTAGAAATAACAT